CGACCCCGAGGCTGCAGAGTACAGTTCGACACAGGTGATGCGTCGGTGGGAGGGCTTGCCCATTCGGGTCGACACCTCCTCCCGCACCCTTGGGCAGATTTCCTCTGCCCTGCGGATCGCAAAACAGCGGCACGGGATCGTCGCTGCAGCCATCGACTATCTGCAACTCCTTCGCCTTCCTCGAGGAACGAGCAGGGAGCAGGAGGTCGCGTCTGCGTCTCGGGAGCTGGCGACCCTCGCGAGTGAACTCGACATCGTCCTGTTCGTCGCCTGCCAGCTGAACCGGCAGTTGGAGTCGCGACCCCTTCGCGACCGACGTCCTAGGATGTCTGACCTCCGCGAGAGCGGGCAGCTGGAGCAGGATGCTGACGGGATCCTCTTCCTATTCCGGGAGGCTGCATACAACCAGGGGTGCTCCTCGCCCGAACTCTTGGAGATCGGGATCGCAAAGCAACGAAACGGCAGGGCGCCGAGAACCGCGTTCTGTCTCTATGAGCCCGGCGACGGGTATGTCCGAAACCTTAGCGCTGGCGACGAGATGCGAGCGCAGGCCAGCAAGTCACACCTCTAGGAGAACACGCAATGAGCGCCAACACCGTAGCCATCACCGACCCTCTCTCGGCGAAGTCCGACCCCCCGCTTCGCGTCTGTGGGCGCGCGGCGGATCACCTCTACGCCATGATCCTCGATCAGACCCGGTGCCACTCCTGTGCCATCGAGATCACCAGGAAAGACGAGTGGGGAGTGGTCGCGGATGTCAGCGAGAGGGACGGAAAGGCTGTCATCGAGGCTGTCAGGCTCTGCGCGGCTTGCTGGTCCTATCCGGCTCAGGCCATGAAGCAGCTCGGGAGGGCGTGGGAATGACCTACCCAGGACAGAAACTGTCCCGCCGGGGGCGTAGTCTCAAGCCTGCTGGACTTTGCCAGCGGTGGGGATGCATCCTCCCCGTCGGCCCCAGCTCTACATTCGGTCCAGGTCCAGTCTGTATGGCCTGCACCCTCAACCTCCGTCCCACCGCGTTCCCTAAGCACCTAGGAGCACCCAGTGAAACTACTGACCCTGCGGCACCAGCCGCGACCCCACGTCCTAACCAATACAGCTCTCGGCAGGATGCGTGCCTGCGAGAGGAAGTACTACCTCCGAAACGTCGCGGGCCTAAGGTCGCGCTATAGGAGCGGAGCCATGAGCCTGGGCTCTGCGTTCCACGCTGGGATGCAGTACGGCACCCCAGAGTCAGCGAAGCTCTACCTGAAGGAGCAGGCGGGGGACCCCATCTTCCCGACGGACGCTCAGGAGGAGCGGATGGTCGTCGCAGAGGAGATGGTCCGCGCATCTCTCGGCAAGTGGGGCTCCTGGCCCGAGCGTCGAGAGGCCCCCTTCCGCATGCCCGTGTTCCATCCGTCGGGGCGATCCTCGCGACTCTATGACTTTGGTGGAGTCATGGACGGGTATCCCGACGAGGACCCCTCGTCCTTCTGGTACGACAAGATCGGGGAGTGGAAGACCACCGGCAGGCTGTCCTCCGACTACATCCTCGGGCTGCAGACGAAGTCCCAGCCGAGTGCCTACTGCTACGCCGCATCCAGGCTCTTGGGTCGGCCCATCCGCACCGTCGTCTACCGCATCGCCCAGAAGCCCACGATCAAGCGGAGGACGAAGCAGAAGCCCGAGACCCTGGGGGAGTATCGGATGCGCCTGCGCCAGTACTACCAGGACAAGCCTGAGCTCCTCTACGAAGAGCACGTCACGAGGACCGACGATCAGATCCTCGACTGGGAGGCTGAGATGTGGGAGGTCTCACTCCGCACCAACGACATCCGACGAGGTCGTCGCTTCCCGATCATGAACGACCAAAGCTGCGCTCACTTTGGGCGCTGCGAATACCTGGACCTCTGTGCGAGGTCCGTCACCGAGGATGCCTTCGACGTTGTCGAGGACTTCCACCCTGAACTGACCGAAGCAACAGGAGGACAGCAATGAGCTTGCTACCCAAAGGAAGGCACAAGCCCCGCGCGGGTATGAGCCAGTCGAGACACATGATCCAGGGTTTCCCTGGTGCCGGGAAGACCACCTTTGCCAACACCTGGCCCAAGCCCATCTTCCTGGCTACCGAGCCAGGAACACACCTGATGGAGGCCGCAGAGGTCGAAGTGCGCTCGTGGGGAGACTTCCTCGCGGTGCTCGACGAACTGGAGTACACCAACCACGACTACTGCACGGTGGTGATTGACACCGTCGACAACCTCTACGCCCGCTGTATGGAGAAGGTCTGTGCCGACCTCGGGGTCCAGCACGTCTCGGACGCACCCTACAAGGGGTGGGACGTCCTCAAGCAGACGTGGACCGCAGGCGTCCACCGAGCGGCAGCTCTCCGAGCTAAGGACGGCAGGAAGCTGTGCCCCCTGTTCATCGGACACACCAAGCTCGAGCCTGTCCGAAAGAAGGTGGACGGTCGGGTGGTGGACACGGGGATCATCCTCCACAGGTCCAACCTCCCCGGCTCTGGGCGCGGAATCCTTCACAGCGCCATCGACTTCCTTTATGGGATCGAGATGGACGAGGACGGGCAGCGGTGGCTTATCACTCAGCCCGTCGACAACGGAGAGGCCCGCTACGAAGCGAAGGGTCGAGGCACCCCGGACCAGATGTTGCCCGTGCGGATCCCAATGAACTTCGACGCCCTCAAGGAGGCGTTCGATACAACCTTTGGCGGAAGCCAAGAGGAGAGCAGCGATGAGTAATGGTTATTGGACAGGGGCGTCTTCGCCCGAGCAGGGAGAGCCTTCGTCAGATCACCTCAAGACAGACCCGTCGGTCCCGGCAGGCTTCTACGTCGGCGAGGTGATCGACTTTGGGGCTTGGCCGAATCGGGACGAGGGTTACTGGAGGGTCAAGTTCTCGATGCGGATCCTCGAAGGGGCACAGAAGGGCAAGATCCTGGTGCGCTGGAGCAACATGGAGGCGCAGCGTAAGAACACCAACTTTGAACTCTTCATGAACACCCTGGGAGAGCTCCCGGCCTATGACCCCGGCCATGGGTTCGCGGAATACGACCACCTTCGTCGCCGGATCCAGGGCGCGGTGGTGAAGATCAAGGCTGAGCCCTGGAAGACGGCAACCTCCAGCGGAATGAACGTCTACATCAATCAGTTGGTGAGTGCTGGTGAGCAGGTTGTCGGAGACCCGACGCCCGCCCCGCCCGCTGACAACGACAACATCCCCTTTTAGGTAGCGGGACCGTGTTCTTGTTAGACACCTGCGCTTGTCTGGTCCCGCCTCATTGTGGACTTGCCCAGTGGTGCTAGGTCCCGAGCCCAGACCGAAACCCGAGCCTGCGAAAAGGTCCGGGGTGGGCTCACCCATCTTAACCCCCACAGGGAGGACCACGTCATGGCGAAGGCTATACAGGTGCGCTTCGCGGGCAACCGCTATCCCTCGGTGGGGTGGGCTCTTGGGGACATTCTGCGGATTGAACCCAAGGCGTCCGATCAGCGAGTCGCGGAGATCCTAGACGTGACCCCGCAAACTGTGCGGTATTGGAGACTGAAGAACGGAATCCCGGCGTATAAGCGACGTGGACCAAACCCCTACCTGGAGAACAACGATGAGAGACACGACTGAGTTTGGAATCCTGACGGCAGCCAGCCCCACCTTCCGCTGGGAGCCCGGAATGCTCGCGGTGGACGAGGACGGGGTCACCGACCGGGTCGTCAAGGTCTGCCAGGTCCCCGGATTTGGCGAGGTGATCCGCTGCGAGCATGGAAGTCACCTCTGCTCCAGCGTGATCCCCGACCTCTCCGATCCAGTAACGAGCGCAGCCATCATGGGCCTCGGGGTCTGCGATCACTGGGCGACCGGCGAAGAAGGGAGGACCCCATGACCGAGGAGAAACTCTGCTTCAACGACGCGCTGGTAGAGGCTGTCGAGAACCTGGACCTTCCCGCCGCAGTGGAAGATTTCGGGATAGGACACTACGAGTACTGCGGAGCGACGGGGTACGACTCTCGCGAGGAGCTCGTCGTTGCTGACGCTCGGGAGGTCAAGATTGAGTGGGACGATCCCGTCGGTGAAGAGACCGATCCGATCCGATGCTTCCAGATGCCCAAGACCCTCCACCATGGCGAAGAGAGCGCTGTTGTCGATGTCCCGGTCATCCTCCAGAGCGCAACCCTCGCACTGCAGCGAGACGGAAGCTACAAGTGGAACGCTGTCTATCTGGTGGGTGAGTGATGGGCAACAAGCCCAAGGGAGAGCTGCGAGCCTGTATCGCCTGCGACAAGGTCTACACGGGTGGTCTGGGGTGCCCTGAGTGCGGAGAGCCTGGCGAGCCAGTCGCGCCCCCCGAGTGCATCTACTGCGGCTCTGACGAGCTGCGCTTTGACCCGGCTACGAATGCTGTGCTCCGCTGCGAGCGGTGCTCGCTGTGATCGTCCTCGGCATAGACCCCGGCCCGACCAACTGCGGCGCGGCGCTCTACGACACCGGAGCGCGGCGGGTGATCGGCGCGTGGAAGGATCTCACCGTGGACGCTGCGATCGGTGCGGTCGAGTCTCTTAAGGATACTCACCGCGTCGAGCTCGTCGCGATCGAGCGCGTCCAGTCCTACGGGATCGCGGGCGCTTCCCTGCTCCGCACCGCCGAGGTCGGCGGGGTGCTCTACCAGTGCGCGAGCCGTGAGGGCATCGACGTCGTGTGGCTCTACCGTCGCGAAGTGCTGCGCGGTCTCGACGTGACGGGCAAGGGAAACCGAGACTCGCTCGTGCGGCAGAGGCTGATCGAGATTCACGGCGGTGACCGAGCCTCGGCAGTCGGCACGAAGAGGGCGCGAGGACCGCTCTACGGGGTAGCCTCGCACGCCTGGGCGGCTCTGGCGGTTGCGGTCGTCGCAGGCATGGAGGCGGGACGGTGAGGGCCTGGGAGCTGCGACAAGGCGATTGCGTCGAGCTTATGCGGGAGCTCCCCGAGAATTCGATTGATGCCATCGTCACCGATCCGCCCTACGGACTTGGCTTCATGGGGAAGGCTTGGGACGCTCTGCCGCCCGGCCTCGACTGGGCGCGCGAGTGCCTGCGAGTGCTCAAGCCCGGCGGGGCAATCGTGGCATTTGGCGGTCAGAGGACGATCCACCGCTTGACCGTCTCGCTGGAGGATGCTGGGTTCGCCATCCGAGAATTGTTTGGCTGGCTCAACTGGCAAGGCTTCCCGAAGAGCCTCGACGCTAGCAAGGCACTCGACGCGCACCACGGCGCAGAGCGGGAGATCGTGGGCGTTGATCGGGAGTGGATCAAGCGCACTGGGATGAGCGCGGGGGAGGGGTGTCCTACGTTTACAACCGACACGTTTGGATCTGCCGCTGGCCCAAATGCTGGGAAGATCCCCGCCCCCGCAACCGAAGACGCCCGCACCTGGGAGGGCTTCGGCACCGCGCTCAAGCCTTGCCTGGAGCCTGCGGTCATCGCTCGCAAGCCTCTGATCGGGACCGTCGCGGAGAACCTGCTGGAGTGGGGCACAGGGGCGCTGAATATCGACGGGTGCCGATACGCCTACGGGGACGATCAGGGATGGCCGGGTCCAGGGGACTTTGTGTCGCCACGCATGAGCAACGCCGGGACCAGCGGCGACGGCTGGAGAATGGGCACCACTGCGAACGTAAACGGAGGCTCCCCCCTCGGACGCTGGCCGAGTAACGTCTACGCAACGCCGAAGGCATCGAGGAGCGAGCGCGAGGCGGGCTGCGAGCGCTTGCCCGGGAAGGATCGCGCAGAGCTAACAGGGCGCGAGCCGGGATCGGCTGGGCTGGTCGGATCGGACGGGAGCGGGAACAACCCCTACACCGGGGCGAACTGGAAGAAGCCGATCCACAACCATCACCCGACCGTCAAGCCAATCAAGCTGATGCGCTGGCTCTGTGTCCTCGTCGGGTGCCAGCCTGGATCGTTGATCCTCGATCCGTTCACCGGCTCGGGCACAACCGGGATCGCAGCACTCCGCGCGGGCTTCCGCTTTCTCGGCATGGAGCGCGAGCCGGAATACGTCGAGATCGCCCGAGCTAGGATCCGTGGCGACTCGCCGCTATTCAATCAAGAAAGGCCGGTGCTCGATGCCTCACCCTAAGATCGCGCACTACGCCGGGCACACCTACCCTCACGTAGGCTGGGCGCTCGGTGACGTGCTCTTGATAGAGCCGAGAGCGAGCGATCAGCGGGTCGCCGAGCTGCTCGACGTGACGCCGCAGACGGTCCAATATTGGCGGGTGAAGTCTGGGATCCCGTCGTACAAGTGCAGGAGCGCCCGCAGTCCTTACTTGGAGGCGACCCCGTGAACGTCGTCGAGCTGTTCGCTGGTGCTGGGGGCTCTGCCCTCGGCCTAGAGGCTGCGGGATTCTCTCACCTGGCCTGCATCGAGAACGACCCGGACGCCTGCGAGACACTGCGGGCTGCTGGGCTCCCCTGCATCGAGGGGGATGTCCGCGACCCCGAGATCTACGAGTCCAGTTGGGTAGGAGAGACGCTGCTGTGGAGCTCCTTCCCCTGTCAGTGCTGGAGTACCGCTGGGGATCGTCTCGGCGCCCAGTCTGACCGGAACGGCTGGCCTTGGACCGTGGACGCCATCGATTGCCTAGAACCTGAGTGGTTTGCAGCTGAGAACGTGACAGGACTCCGTCAGCACAAAGGCGAATGCGCGAGCGGATGCCTCGGTCCCGACGAGTGCCCGCGCTCCTACTTCGACAACGTGATCCTCGCGCAGCTCCGCGAGCGGTTTGCCTGGGTGGGCTGGAGGGTCCTAGACGCTGCCGATTTCGGAGTGCCCCAGCACCGCAGGCGCGTCATCCTTGTGGGGGGGCCTCGTCCCATTCGTTGGCCCGAGCCCACGCACGGGAAGGAGACTCTGCAGGAGGACCTCTTTGGCAGGGCCGCGTTGCCGTGGGTGTCCGTTGGACGCGCGCTCGAGGTCGACGGTCGCGTGATCGGGGGTGGTCGCAACGACTCGCTCCCTCACCGATCCCCGCGCACCTTCCGCGATCTCACCGACGAACCCTGCACCACAATAGCCGCTAGCCAGGTGGGGAATGCCGGACCGTGGATTGAATCGGGGGGGCGGCGAGTTGAGGAGCCCGCGACCGGGCGGCGCAGACTCACCGTGGAAGAGTGCGCCACCCTTCAAGACTTCCCTCCGGGCCACCCCTTCCAAGGGACGAAGACCAGCCAGTACACACAGGTCGGGAATGCCGTCCCTCCGAAGCTCGCAGAGGTGGTGGGCCGATCTATCCGCTTCGCTGCAGCCTCGGAAACCAGTACCGAAACGCTGCACCCTGTCGTCGCGTCCGGTGCATGATCCCGAGAGCGATCCGAGGACCGTCGAGACGGAGCTTCGCCTGAAGCTTCTCTAGCTCGGCATAGTCCCTGCTCGTCCTGTTGTTCAGGAGGTTCCAGACCGTGCTCCCCACGACAGCCATCTCGATGATGTCGACCTTCATGTTCCGATAGACGAGAAACTCGTCGCCCCCCTGCGAGATAGCCAGACTCAGCCTCACAAAGAACTCGACTAGGAGGTACTGCTCCTGCTCTCGCCGCTTCATCAAGATCATGATCTCCTCGTAGAGGTCGATCACCGTCTCGCCCAAGAGGTTCATGAGGGGGCCGGGATGGCTATAGAGGATCCGAGCAGCCTCCATGCGAGAGTAGATCCGCATCCGACGACGAGGTCCTCGCCGCCACTTGGCGATCTTGCGCCACGCAGTCCTTTTAAGCCTGTCTCTCACTCGACCCCCAGGTGCTTGGGAGACGTCAGTCACTCACCGCTGTCGTCGTCGTCTCCGCTGTCGTCGTCATCGCCTGCGGCTGCAACCGGGATCACCGATGCAGCACTGTCGTCGTCGTTTGCCTGGACCTCGTCGTCAGAGCCCCGGCTGAACCAGGCCAGAAGGGCCACCAGGGCGAGAATAAAGACGGTTATCAGGGCTTTTCGGGCGTGGGTACTCATCGAGCTTCAATCCTCGTTATTCGGCGTTGTAGACGCGCTCTCGCCGCCTTTGCCATTTTCGGACCTCTCTTCTCTAGCCGGGCCTTGAGGCGGTCGAGCTGCGCTCCCCGCAACCTGTCCCGTCTCGCGACCGCACGCCAGATCCCTATGGCACCGAGCGCGACGAAGAAGATGATGATCCCGTCGAGCGCCTCGAGCAGCGGATCTCCCAGCGGGATCGACTTATCCAGGCGATAGGCCAGCTCTGCAGCATAGGCTGCGTCCTGCTCGAACTGCTTGAGCCCATCGACTTCGTCCGCGAGGTCGTGAATGACCCCAGAGAGCATCTTCATTACCGGATCGGTGTGCTTCTCCAGGAACGCGGCAGCGTCCCCTCGCTTCTGCATCCGACGCGCTTGCTTACTCACCGATCGCCCCCTCGACGTCCTCGACGGCGTCAGCGACCTTGCGCCCTGCGGCAAAGGCGCCAGCGGTGTCCACCAGACCCTGGGCGCCGATCAGCCCGAGGGCAGCCTTCAGGACAGCGTCCACCGTCTGCTCTTGGAGTCCCAGGCCCGCCAGGTCAGACCCGGCGATGACAAGGATCACCACCAGCGTGATCAATAATTTTCTGCTCTTCCACTTTGTGTCCATCAGTCATCCCCCCTGCGGTGTATAGAGGCTCTCGGGCGGCGTCATGGACCTGGCCCCCTGCGGAGGCCCCAGGCACGCCCTCAAAGCGAGCAAGGCTACCACGAGCACGATGAGCGCAACAGCGACAAGATTATCCGGCGGATCTCTCCCGTCCGTCAAAGCCCGCGAACCCTCATCAAGGCGTTGCGCATTTTGCGACTGTATGCGGCGACCTGGCCGCCGCCGTTGTAGGCGCGGCAAAGTGCCCGGATGTCAGGAGGGTCGGATTTGGCCGCCTGCATCGCCCGAGGCGACCGCCTGAACCAGTCAGCTACGAGGGCGTAGCTCACGATCTCCGGGTCGTCGTCAAAGGCCTGGACAGCGTCCTCGGCAGGGCCGGGGAAGAGCCGAAGGAGCGCGCCCCCGAGCACCTGGAAGAGCCCGAAGGACGAGGACTCCACGATCGCCTCTTTCCAGTCCTGATCGTCGTTCATCTCCATCGCCGCATCGAAGGCGGCACGGTTGGTCTCGGAGCGCACCAGGGACCAGCGCTTGCGGTCGCTCTGGGGAGTGTAGGGGATGACGCTGGCCCGGGCTCCGAGCTTGCGGTGGGCCAGGTGCGGCTCGAACCTGACGGCCCCAGGGCTTCCCCCCGACTCGACAATCACGAAGGCCGAGAGCAGGTCGACGGGGAGGCCGAGTGCTGCGGCTGTCCGCACCGTGAGCGGGTTGTGGGGGTAGCCCTCCTTGAAGCCGTGAGCGACAGCAGCCGCCAGGGACATGGGGCCCACGATGC